GCAAACTGTCGTATTTTGCTAACATCTATGTTGTAAAGGATCCTGCACACCCCGAAAACGAAGGTAAAGTCTTCCTGTTCAAGTTCGGTAAGAAGATCTTTGATAAGATTCTGAATGCTATGCAACCTGAATTTGATGATGAAGATCCAATCAATCCTTTTGATTTCTGGAGTGGTGCAAACTTCCGTCTGAAGATCCGTAAGGTTGAAGGTTATTGGAACTACGATAAGTCGGAGTTCGATTCTTCTTCCCCTCTTCTTTCTGATGACGATGCACTGGAAGCAATCTGGAAAAAAGAGCATTCTCTTTCTGCTCTAGTTGCTGCTGATCAATTCAAGACTTATGAAGAACTTGAAAAGCGTCTGAATTACGTTATGGGTAAAGGTGCTGTTGCTCCTAAATCTGCATCTGCAGATGAAGAAGAAGCATACGAATCCTATATGCCTAAGAAGACTCGTGAAGATGATGTAATGGCAGAACTGGAAGAATCTTATCGTAAGAGTAAGAGTGCTCCTGAAATGCCAGAGTCTATGCGGAAGGAACTTAACAGTCTGTCTAGTTCTTCTGATGAAGATGAAGACGATGCCCTGTCATACTTCAGCAAACTTGCAGATAGTTGATCACTCGTAGATCTTAATATTATCTCCTTTCTTAAGGGTAGCACTTACATACTGAGTGCTACCTTTTTTATATGGCATAATTCTTTCCATATCATCTAATACAATTGCAATGTATTTGGATTTCAATAAGAATATATTTCTCTTGTTATTATCTAATCTTTCTTCGTATTGATAGTTTGTTATTGGAACTGCAATATTTGTAACTAATCTACTTTGTCCTGTTATAAAATCATAATATTCTATTTGGTAATCAATCGGAATATGAAGACCTCTTGGAACTAATATTACTCCGTTAGATGTAGTAATTTCTCTGGATTCATAATGATGAACTTCATTTAATTTTTCATATGATCCATATTTGTTTAGAAGATATCTGTTAAACGCTAACTGAGGAAGAGGCCATTCTGATTGAACGTTAGTAATGTTATTAGAAATTAAAATTATCCAATCCAAATTAGAATCAGAATAAAATTTTTCTGCTACTTGGTCTGGTCTTTCGTCACCAATAATGCTATACTTTTCAAAGTAATTTAAATCCGAAAAAATATCATCAAGAAGCTTTGTTCTTTTAAAAAGATTTTTTACATCAATATAATCACCCAATGGTGTATTTTCTTGAGGATTTCTATTGACGTATTGAAAATTTGGAACGTGTTTGAAGTACGATGACATTTTAGTATCCTATCTCGTCTAAATCTAAATTTCTATAATTAACTTGATATATTGGATCCAATTCATTGAATGTTAGAGAAAGTTCATATGAAGTCATAGTTCCATCTTCATAGGTCATATAAGTTCCATCTGGTGTATAATTTACACTCACTGATGTCAATGCACATGTTTTAAATTTATTTAATGATCTAGAAGATTTTCCTTCGTACATTATTTTGAATACATCTGGCGCTTTTAAAAATATATTTTGCTCTTCTGTATTTACAGCGGATCCTTCTTTAAATTGTCTTATTATTTTTTTGACTATAATTGATTCTTCTTTTCCTCTTGGACTTAATCTAAATGTAAATGAAAATGGTCTTAATGAAGGACCATTAAACAGTAAAGATAAGTTTGGATTTAGAACAGATCCAGATGCTCTAGATAACAACCCTTGAACTCCAACTGCTTCTTGAGCAAAATAATATTTCAACATATCTTTATTGGATGTCATTGCTCTTTGAAATTCATCCATAGCATCAATAGCAACTTCAGAGAATTTTTGCTTGGTTAATGCCTCCATTGCTGTTTTTACACCAAACATTTCCACTGGATTTAAATTTGCTCCGCCCCAATCTACACTATTAGTATCAGATATCCCAGATTGAATTGGTAATATTATTCTACTAATTGCACTTCCACCAGCATGAGTAAATTGTTCTTTTGGATCTGACGCCATTTTTGGTTCATATGCATATCTTTCAAATACTATTCTATCTTGATCATTTCTCATTTTCTGTGGATATGCCAGATTTAAAGATCCTCCTGCTAATGCTTTTTGCCTTTTTGCTTCTGTAGAATATGCAAGATCATCTTTTGGAACTGGATATATTGGAAGACTGTTTGGATCTGCGTCAGCTTCGGTTAGTTCAGGTGTTGCTCCTCCTGCTCCAGCAGCGGGATCAGTTACACTGGGAGCAGGAACTGATCCATCTGGAGATGGAGGTCCAGCAGAAGAACTTAATCTTGCTGCTACTTGAGGGGCAAGTCCTGGTTTTGCATTTACAGCAGTATTAATTATAGATGTTTGAATTGCTTCGTAAATAGCACTTCCTGGTTTATTCAATGATGCTATTGCTTCATTACTTAAAATTGGATCTCCTACGTTTTTTCCTACTCCTACTGGAATCCTTCCCGCATCTGCATCTGCCTGACTATAATTTTGTGATTTATATGTTTTTCCTTTATCATCTGTCATTGCAGCTAAAACATATCCACCTTGTTTGAAATCTGAAAATGAATCTTCTGTTCCAGGTTTCCAAACTTCTCCACTAGCATTTCTTCCACTTGCTTTAGCAGTATAATAAACAAAAGTTGCAGGTTTAGTTAAATTTCCGTTTTCATCCTCAATATAAGTAGTAACAGTTCTAAAGTTTAGTTGAAGTCCATATATTTTTGGTCCAACTCCGCTATTATCGTATATGTATTTTCTTTTAGTCGCCATTAAAATTCCTCCTTACTCGTAAGGAAAATATAATATTTTACTTCTTCTTTACGCATTAGATTGGAAGATATTTATAAGAATATTTATCACTATAAATTCAAATCATCTTCTGTTATTATTTTAAATTCTATCATTCTATCTTCACACCATTCCTTTGCTGCTTTCCATTTAGCACAATTTTTTTCGTATGTAATTGCCTCGTTAATCAAAGTCTTTTTCTTTTTATTTCCTGGAACTGGTGGTCTTGTTTGACGTTTTGGTTTAATTTCTATAAGATATCTTTTTGTGTCACCATTACTCTCTTGAACTTTAATAAAAAAATCTGGAAAATATCTTCTGATTTTTTTAGTAGTGGGATCGTAATATGGAATGAAGAATTCTTCACTTCCCCATTCCAAAATATTTGGGTTCCTATCACAATATCTCATAAATTCAACTTCCCAAGAACTTCTATAAATTATATTTCTAGAATCTCCTTTGTATTTTTCTGGGTTTCTTGGATTGAATCTTCCTTGATGATATTTACTTTCTGCCATTTTCCGACTACATAATATATAAGTATTCAATATTTATAAATGGCAGCACCACCAGCACCAAGTCCAAAAAGTATGTCGGAGATTAAGTCTAAGTTACTTAATCCTTCGCTTACTTCTCATTTTGAATGTTATTTTAATCCCCCAAAAAAAGTTCAGGACTGGGCAGAAAATAAACAACTTGCTGGAGCTGGATCTGCATATGAATGGGATACCATAAGTATTCATTGTTCAGAAGCATCTTTACCTGGATCTTCTTTTGTAACCAATGAAGTCAATAATGATTTTACTGGTGTAACTGAGAGACTAGCATATAGAAGATTGTATGATGATAGAGCGGACTTTACTTTCTATGTTGATCATGATTATAAAGTGATTAGATTTTTTGAAAATTGGTTATCATATATTTCAAATGAACAGATTTCTGGATTTGTTAGTCCAGATTATTTTTATAGAATGAATTATCCAGAAAATTATAGATCCGAATCAATCTATATTAAAAAATTTGAGAGAGATTACAACGGAAATTATTTGCAATATCAATTTCTTCAGGCATATCCAATTTCTATAAATTCTATGCCAGTGTCATATGATTCTTCTAGTATATTAAAATGTACCGTATCATTTACATACACTAGATATTTTGTTACTACTCAACAGGGAATGGTTGAACAAGAACCTAAAGAACCTAAACCACCTACAACCCCAGAATATTATGGTCCAGGATTACCTGGAGAACAAGCAAATGAGCTGAGAAAAGCATATCTAGAGGATCTTGTAGTTAGATATCAAAATATACCAGGATTTAATCCACAATAAGATTCCGAACTACTTTATTGATAACTAAATAATCACACTGAAACTTCTATAGGACATTATGCCTTTACCTACAATTTCTACGCCGACATATGAGTTGGAACTTCCATCTACTGGAGAAGCAATTCAATACAGACCGTTTCTAGTTAAAGAAGAAAAACTTCTTCTTCTTGCATTAGAAAGTGAGAATACAAAAGAGATTACAACAGCAATTAAAACGGTAATCAAGAGTTGTATTAAGACAAAAAATATTAAAGTAGAAGCACTTCCAACATTCGACATTGAATATCTCTTTCTTAACATTAGAGGTAAATCTGTTGGGGAAGATATTGAAGTTAATCTTATTTGCCCAGATGATGATGAAACTGTAGTGCCGACTAAGATTAATATTGATGATATTAAAGTTATCAAAAACGAAGATCACGAAAGAAAGATTAAAGTTGATGAAAGCATTGTGATGGAAATGAAGTATCCATCATTGGATCAATTTATTAAGAGCAACTTTGATTTAAATGATTCTAATGTTGATCAATCATTTGATCTTGTTGCATCTTGTATTGATAAAATTTATACAGATGAAGAGGTATGGGCAGCAGCGGATGTTACAAAGAAAGAACTTTTAGAGTTTCTTGAGCAAATGAATTCCGCTCAGTTCAAAAAAATTGAGCAGTTTTTTGAGACGATGCCAAAACTTTCTCACACTGTTAAGATTAAAAATCCAAATACAAAAGTTGAAAGCGAGATCGTCCTGGAGGGTCTGTCAAGTTTTTTCGTATAGCAATGGTCCATATGGACCTTGAAAATTATTATCAGTTAAATTTTTCCTTAATGCAGTATCATAAATATTCATTAACGGAGATTGAAAATATGATGCCTTGGGAAAGAGACATTTATGTAACTTTACTCAAGAATCACCTTGAAGAAGAGAAAATGAAGCAGCAACAAAATGGCGGATAAATGGATTCAAAAGATCTGATTGCTTATAAAAAAGAAAAGATCCAGGAGGAACTGTGGAAAATTGTTCCTCCTGGATTTTCGTATCAAAAATCTAAAAATGTAAGCGATAGTCTTGTAAAATTCTACGGCGAAGATAAAGAATTCCTTTCGGAATATGGATACATATATTCTTCAAAGTATGATACTGCTTTTAATCATTTAAGATTTATTGGTTTATCCATAAAAGATTACAAACAAGCAAAGAAATTTCCTGCTTTTAAACACGATCCAGAACTTTATAAGCAATTAGAAGAAGGTTGTGATGCACTTGCAAAATTCTTTAATAGAGCGAAGAAAGTAATTGCAGATGTCGAAGAAGAAATTGAAGTAAGATTAAATTTATTACATAAAGAAAGACAGAAAGAAAAGCAAAATCAAGAGACTGTAAAGAAACCTAAGCAACAAAAGGTTTCAGTTGGGGCAGGAGAAAAAACTCCCCCACCACCACCTAAGAAATCTTCCAATGCCTTATCTTTATACGAGGGTGTTAAAGAAGCAGATTCTGTAAATGAAAATATTGATGAAAGAATTCTAAGACTTCTTGGTATTGATGATGTATTCGATTTAGATTACGGCACATATCAATCTCTCCTAAAAGCGAGAATGATTGAGTCTAGAATGATGGGCAAAAAACTTGCCAGTGAAGAAGATGAAATATTGGTTGGAGAATATAAAAGAGTAAGAGGGAAAGTAGGAAGATTCAAAGTAAAGAAGAGAAAGATAACTTCCGAAAACATTGGAACTACTGGACCAGTAAAAGTATCTAAAGATAAATTCTTTTTAGTTGGAACTGCTGTAATACCAC